AGCTTTGGTAAGTGGTATAGGTATCGATACAGCATCTACTGGTAATATTAATATTCATGATTGTATTATTCATGTTACTGATCCAAATGCTACAATCGTGGTTGGTTTAGCATATCTTGATGGTACGGGAACAGATAGTGAGTTTTATAGAAATACAATCCATGTACAAGCAACCAACAATACTGCGTACGGTTTCTTTAGTGCTGATACAGCTTCAACAAGTAGGTTCTTTTTTAATCATGTTCATGTAGAAGACGCAGCTGGTGCAAGTTATTCATACCTTGTTGGTAATACTGCAACAGTAACGGTAATATTTGATGATGTTGTTGCTGCTGATGGTGCGAGTGTAGCTGCTGGCGGTATATTTTATGAAGTTAAAAGCCCAGTAGATGGTGATATGATTTGTAGTGGCCCCACGGCGGCAGGTAATAGAAATATAACTGTTGCAAATACAGATAACACAGCTACAGCATCAAATGCTTGTGTGTGCACGTCTGTTGGTGGAGCAACTTCAACTGGTGATCCATATACAAATTACTTAGTTACAGGTGCTGGAACTTATTCAGTAGGTATTGACAATACAGACAGTGATAATTTTAAGATTACTTCTGGAGCAACACCTTCAGCAGGTACAGACTTATTTACTATGACAAGTGCTGGCGTTATCACTTTAAATAATGATCTTGATGTAGCTTCAGGTGGCACAGGCGTTTCAACACTTACAGACCATGGGGTACTAATTGGAAATGCTGCAGCAGATATTACGGCTACAGCTGAGGGAGCAACTGGAACATTTTTAACAGGTGTTACAGGCGATCAACCAGTATGGACAACAGCTACATATCCAGCTACAGCTGCGATAGGAACGATCCTTATAGCTTCTGGAGCAAATGTAATTACAACTTTAGCTCCTGATACTGCTGGCTACGTTTTAACTGATGGTGGTGCTGGCGCAGCCCCTTCTTGGGCCGCTCAAACTGTAGGTACAGTTACCTCTGTTACCGCTGGAACAAATATATCTAATTCTGGTACTGCGGCAGATCCTGTAATGGACTTAGACGCTGCTATTACTGGAATGACTAGTATTACAATGGCAGATACTGGAAGTATTCAAACAACTACTACTGATACAGATACGATGCTTATCCAGGGATACGATGTTGATGGAACAGCGTATGTACCATTTATTACTATTACCAATGCAGATGATCCTACATGTGATTTAAATACCGGTGTAACTATTGGTTCTAAATATATATACAGAGCTGATGGAACAGACGTTCCTGTTGCAGATGGTGGAACTGGAGCAAGTACATTTACAGATGGTGGTCTTCTTGTCGGTGCCACAGCTGGTCCAATTGAAGCTTTAGCTGTTGGTGGAGTAGGAACTATATTAACTGGTGTAGCTGGTTCTAATCCAACATGGACAACAGCTACATATCCAGCAACTGTAGCTCAGGGTGACGTATTAGTTGCTAGCGCTGCTAATGTTATAGGTGTTGTTGGTGGCGGAACCGCTACGCATGTCTTAACCGCTAATGGTGCAGGCGCAGCTCCTACATATCAAGCAGTTCCAGCGGCATCTTTCTGTTCTGACGCTGAAGCAATTGCAGGAACTGAGGCCGCTAAAGCCGTAGCCCCAGTAACCTTAAAAGCTAAGTTAGGTGCTCAAACCTCGCATGGTTTACCTTATGGTGCTGCTACAACTGGAGCTATAGCATGGACAGCAGAACCTTCTGATGGACAATTATTAATGGGTGATACTGGAGCTATACCTCAACTAGGAACTTTGACTGCTGGAACTGGAATTACAGTAACTAATGCAGCTCATTCAATAACTGTTGCATCAACTGGAACAACTGTTAAAAATGAAACTGGTACAACTTATACATTAACTCTTACAGATGCTGGTAAATTTATAACATTTACAAATGGAGCTGCGATTGCCGTAACTGTTCCAACAAATGCGTCAGTAGCATTTCCAATTGGAACACAAATAGGATTTCAACAAGGTGGTGCAGGACAGGCTACTTTTGCAGGAGCTGCTCCGCCAACATTAAAATCTGCTGATGATGCGTATACAACTGTAAAATTATATTCGGTGGGTGCCCTAATAAAAATCGCAGAAGACGTCTGGGCTGTAGCTGGTGATATGGAAGCGTAGACTAGGAGGACTTATCGACAGATTGTATAAGAAAACTTTTAAAAGATTGGAAGCATAATTATGATAGGTTTTATGGGTTTAGTTGCAAAAAGAACTAGGGGTGGCCCTACTGGAGCACCGGTAACATGGACAGCTAGAACGAGTTCATTTGCTGCATCTACTATTTATGGTCTTGCACACGATGGTACGTATTGGGTAGCAGTTGGTCGCGATGGTAAATTAGCTACAGCTACGAATCCAACTAGTACCTGGACGCAACGAACAAGTTCTTTTGGATCTGAAAGTATTGTTGGAGTTGCTTACGGTAATAGCGTGTGGGTGGCTGTTGGAGGTGTATATGATGATCACGGATCAATTGCAACTGCAACGGATCCAACTGGAACTTGGACTCAGCGTACAAATCCATTTGTAGCCTCTCAAATTAACAAGGTTGCATATGGTAATAGTGTATGGGTGGCGGTTGGCTATCCTACTTATATTGCAACTGCAACAGATCCAACGGGAACTTGGACAAGTCGTACAAATCCATTTACTGGAGCATCAATAAAAAATGTTTTTTATGGTAATAGTGTATGGGTGGCGGTTGGCGATACTGGTCAAATAGCAACTGCAACAGATCCAACCGGAACCTGGACGTTAAGAACAAACCCAATGTCTGCAACTGATTATGCACAAGGCGTTGATTATGGTGCAGATTCTTATTGGGTTGCTAGTGCTAATCCGGATACAATATTAACAGCAACAGATCCAACTGGAACCTGGACAGATAGGACAAATCCATTTGTAGGATCAACTTCTCTAACGAATGTAAAACAAGGAATGGGAGCTTGGGTTTGCGTAAGTTATTCGGGTGAATTAGCAACAGCCACGAATCCAACGAGCACATGGACATTAAGAACAAGCAATGTTTCATCAATGTATACAGTTGCAAATGATGGAAGTGCTTATTGGGTTGCGGCTGGTGCAAGTGGTGGATTATCAACTGCGGTGCCAGGTGTATAAATTTAAATTTAAAAGGAAAAAAGATGGCTTTCAAATCAGCAAAAGCAACAGCACTTAAAGGTTCAATTGGAATTTTTAAAGCTAATAAAAAAGTAAGCGATGATAAAGTAACAGCATTTGAACAAATGTTAAAAAATGATATTGGTGAATATCCATTTCATCTTATTACAGAACAAGGTGAAGCAGACGAAGCGGGATTGTGCTCATTTAAAGAATTATCATGGTGTTTCTTTCATGGTCCACTTCCAAAGGGCTATGAAGCTGGTTGGCATTTAGTAGTAAGAAGCTTTAAAACAAAAGTAGAAGACTATGGAAATGAATCTTTATACGAAGATGCAGTAGCAGTTAAACTTTTACTAACGCCTATCATTACTCAAAACGCTGCAATTGCTAAGTTTGATGATTTCTTAGATGCATTTAAAGCGATTGTTGATCAATCTCTCTAGGAAAAATTATGGCTGATATTAATGGCAGACACCCCCTAGCATATTTGGGTGTCAATGCAGAAAATCCAGGAAACATTTATACATTTGATAGTCAACCAACAACAAGTGATTATAAGTTATTTAGAATTGGTGCTGTATGGATTTATGACGATGAAGCAGGAACAACAGAAGTATATATGTTAACGAAAAAACAAGCCGGCGTGGCCACTTGGCTCCAGCTCGGATAAAAGAGTCTTCTTCATATCTCCTTTTTTGCCGCTCTAGTCGCTACTACGCTGGGGCGGCTTTTCTTTAGAATCAAATATATTGTATTTAGATTTTTTTTTAGCTAGCTTTGAATAAGACTTTCTTTCTCCTATGTGAATACACTACCCTTTCAGTGTAGGATCTGCCGTACTGATCTCCTCGGTACGGCATTTCTTTAGAATCACGATACTTAGAATCTTGATTCTTTAGAATCCACGATTAAAAGTATTATTCATCGTAGGCTGATTTCCATATCTAGCATCATGACGAAGCTTCTCGAGCTCAGCTGCCGTTATTCCATCAGATGTTTTATGTAGAGAGATGCACATGTACCGCATTGCGTCTGCAGCGTGGCTATATTTGTCATGTAGCGGACGATCTCTATAAGTCTGTAACTTATCATTATACTCTTGACGATAGTTCTCTAGAGCGCGAATTAATCCCTTGCACTTTTCTTCATCGATCCATATTTTAGGGAGAGAAGATCTTACGGCTTCGATTCCGTCCATGAATGATTTACTATCTGCGGTGTCAAACTTGATTCCAAGTTGTCTAGCTTTCTCGATTCTAGAAATACCGGTACCAAGTTCTGCGACTGCGATGTCAAATGGTGCTATATGCACTCCATAGTTATAATCTTTAGAGTCAAGATACTTAGCGTAATGTTCAAGGCCTTCTTTAGTGTTCTCGTAGTAGTCAATAATACGTACTACAGCACCTATTGTCTGGAAGAAGATTATACTTGTACTATCGGTCATACCTAAATCCCAGGCTGTGTGAACTTTAAACTGTGGTTCCCAAGGGACTACACCGAGCTGATTGCTAAGACGCATTTTATCTAAATACTTACAGTAGTAACTTCCCTCAACTCCGGCATCGAACGACACATAATATTCCTGTTCCACAAGATCTTTAGACATGAGGCCATCACGAATTTCTTTTTCTATCTCTTCTGGGTCAATGTGATGTGTTTCGTTAAGACCAAGTTTACATGTCCACCAGTCTGGTGAATGTGATGCAACTTGATAGAGATCATAAAAATGGTTTCTTCCCCTAGGGGTACTTTGAAAGATGGCCCAGCCTTTATTTGCAGCAAGTATAGGAGAAATTAATGATGCTATTCTAGGGTTTTGAAGTGCGTACTCGGAATATACAACTCCCCTAGGGTTAGTACCAACAATTCGATCTGGGTTATCTGATCCGATGATCTGAATAATCGAGCCATTAATGAGATTTATTCTCAATTCTTGGCTGTTCATATTCTGAACCATTTCTTTGGGAATGTAGTCTAGGAAGCGTCTTCCAGAAATCGTGACACTGTTCCATAGGATCTTCTTACCTTGGGCATACGTTGGATATATGACGTAATATACGCCTGGGTTTTCGATTGCTTCTCTAATAACGATGTTCCAGGTACATAGATCTTTACCGGCTCGACGGCACATAACGATTACGAGACGTTTGAACTTGTCTTTAAAGAATGCTTTAAAAATGGGTATTTGATAATCTCGTGGTTTAAATTTATTGAGGTGAACTTCGACCTCAATAGGCTTTGTCATTACTCTAACCAATCATTGTCACTGACAATTTTCTTGCCAGTCCGTCCCTCTCTAAGTTGTATGATTTTAAGAGCTTGTTCTTTAGAACTTCGGTATTTACTTTTTGGCATGTCTGCAAAAGATTCAATGCTAAGATTTTCTAGCAGATTTTCAGCAAGATCTGGGTAGTTGCTAAGAATGTATTGAAGTTCTTCTAGCTCAGTTTTGTTTATAAGCTTAAATGACTCTTCTTTTGCCTTGTAACGAGTGTTTATGCCAGTAGCCTTAGCTTTCTCTATTCGGATCTGACGCATGTCTTTTTCGCCATCGTCGTCGTCGAGATCATCTTGAATAGTAAGGTTTAAGATATTCATGAAAGAGTTACGTTTTTTGGCTTTCATGTGTGAATTGATAGTTTGGATATCGTTTTTTGAGGGAACAATTCTAGTACGAGTTTCTATAAACTGTGCTGAACTGTGTAAGAGCTTGGTTGAGAGTATGACTTTTTCGTCTTCAAGCATTTCTTGAAATATTACGGACAGACCGTTTTCTTCTAGTGGGGCCCTGACAGCGTGAGCCATCTGATCCAGATCGGCATATTGGCGAAACATCGAGAAATTATTGTCTCTGTTAGTAGCAATAACGGGAAATTTGCCTTGTGCCTTGGACAGGGCCTCACATAGAAGATCAATCTTTTCAGATTGATATTTGTCAACGTACTTTAATTTTAGGCGTTCTTCTACACGCTTATTAATGAATGCTTCGAGCTCTTCGAATTCCTTCAAACGACCGACGAAATCATTAATCTCCATATTCTCCCTTTTTTTTTACTCTGATTCTTCTCCTGCGTCTATTCCGAGAATAGATTTTAACACAACTCGCTTAATATTAGTTACCGCAGAGTTGAAGACTTGTCTATTAGAATCAGTATCTACGTCTTTGCCGCCTGAGAAATAGAGTTTAGGGATAATGCTTACAGATCTAAAGTATTGATCGCTTGAATGGGAAATAATTGTCACAACGTAGTTAACGAAATCTACGGTAGAAATTTCTTGAGTGCATTTACATTCATACTTTGAGAGTAATGGATTAATTACGTCTAATAATTCATAAAACTTTTGTGACTTAAAACGGTTCATGACGTTGTTGGTAGCAGACATGTTTGGTAGGTCTAGAATAAATTTGCACAGTGCTGCTGTAATTTGTCCAATCTTGTCAGATTTAAGATCGTAAAAGAAATCTTCTTTAAGCTTAAACGATGTGTATTTATTAACTGCGACAATGTCATTAAGAAATTGCCGTACGTTTGATTCTTGTTTAACTACTTCTGGTTTGGTTACTTCTGGTTTAGTCATTCTTTAGGCTCCCAATTTCTATTTCTTCCCACAAAAATTTACTGTCGACTACTTCTTTTAGAACAAATGCCTTTGCAACTGTCTTATTAATCCAGATGTCTCCAATTTCACCCTTGCTAATTTCACCTGGAGACATATCAGATACAATTGGTGCTCGATTCCGTAAAATGTTTTCAACTTCAGAACTTTTGCAACTTTCATATTTGAAATCTTTGAAATCTTTGGATTTGAAATCTATATCAAATTGTTCTTCATCAAATTTTACTTGTTCTTGTACATCGAAATCATAATGTTCAACCATTTCATCAAACCATTCGATGAAATTTGGTGATATTAGTTCAATTTCTTTTTTAACAGCACCAACTGCTCTACAAATAGATTCTAAACGATTCTTGCAGAAGGTTTGCATTTTTTTGTCATCATCAGCTGATTCTTGATACAACTGAAACGATGTTTCAACTGCATTTATTACAAGCAATGATGTAGCAAACAATGCTTGCGCACTATTAAAAACCAAAGTTTTGCTCATTACCGATAAGTCTTTATTGTTAAATACTTTCATTACAGATCCTTCTTGATTGATTTAAGAATGTTATCAAACTCTTCTTTAGTTATAAGCTTTGTGATTGATGCGATATGAACATCTCCAGCTTCACCCTTTGGGCACATAATAGAATATGCCTTTGCAAATCTATAATATGAACCTTCTTCGGTTTCATAGAAACTATCATACGGCTTTAAGATTTCTCCGTAAAGAAGGAAACCAAGCCCCATATCCATAACATAGTGATCGCCTTCTTTAATATCTTTTTGCCAAGCTTTAACATATTTCTTAGCCTCCTCTTGAGTGGCTGTTTCTTCTTTAACAAAGTCTTTAAAATCTTTCATCATATCTCCATTGATTTTATATTATTAATGCAATCCCAATTAATAATTAAAGAAGATTCGCAGTCCCATGAATCAAAACTAAGTTCCTCAAAAAGAAATGCTGGAAGAATCTTTCCCATTGGTCCTAAGTTGTTTTCTTCGTATCCATTTTCTGTTAGGTGAACAATATCGTATTTTTGTGCAATGTTTTCATAATTTAGTTCTGGGACGTTACAGTCACCTAAAAGCGGAAAGTCTTCATATGCTTTTTCTGCATCTTCCTTACTATCTATTGTTAAAACTCTTGCGTTTTCATTTATAGAAAGCATCCATTTTTTTGTATATTCATCTTCGTTAAATTCTTCTCTTGCTACCCATTTTTCCCATCCGCATTTATCGTTTATCACATAAGAAGATGTCCATAATCCACCAGCTGGCTTATTAAGTCCTGCTGCAACATCTCGTATTTTTACAAACTTGTTTACGGTTGGTTTTTCAGTGCCAAAAAATAATTGCTTTGGAAATTCCATCATATCCCTTATATATCAAATTGTTTAACGTAAGCTAACTTCCATGTGACTACTGGCGCGCCTCTGTAAAGGTCAAGATTAACGCTTTCAAGCTCTGGAATGTCCTTGTACTGGATAGAACCCAAACGTTCGTTAACGGTGTAGGTGTATCCATTCGCAGAGAATGTTTTGTTATCAACAAGGCCTTTAAGTTCTAGCTCTAGCTTTTTACGTTCTTGATTTAAAAATGTCATCTTTTCTTGAAGTAACAACAACTCGGCTGCCCTTAAAGTAAATGTGTTTTCCATTTCAACGCCCCCCCAGGCTTAATATTTAATTACTTTTTTCTCTAGCATAATGCTCGCGTTCTAGACGAGCAAAATACTCTTTTCGTTGTTTGTCTTGTTCCTCAAACATAGCGTCTAGTTGGGCTATTTCGCGGTCAGTTTTTCTATCGAGTATCAAGTTATAAATAACTCCAACCACAATTATAAAACATAAAAAAATCAATCCATAAATATTTAATACACTAAGTTTATACATTTTATTCTCTTTTCTTTTTAATTAACCTCCCCTGGTCTACCCGGTCAAGGGCCCTCGGGGAGGAATATCAATAACTCTTCCAGGAACAAACAATAACCTGGAAGACTTTACGAAAGATCTTTTATTCTGTTAAGAAAGCTGTATATGCGTCCATGAATGCATCTATCTGTTCAAATAGTTCTTTTGGTAATACTTGTTTTTTCATGTCTTAGTTCTCTGTGGTTTTTATTTTTAGTGGTTCTGTGGGAAATCGTTTAGTAATATCGATATCATCTAGGTATGCTTTAGCCACGAAGAAAAGCGCCCTAGGTTCTATCGTGTTGCTATATCCAAAGTATTCAATAACAGATGCCTCTATGTTATCGTTATAGTACGTAGATTCTATATTTATGATGTCTTCAAGTATGCATATAAAGGTATGTATGAGCTTAGAGACAGCAGCGTCATCTTTCATATCTACATTCTTAATCAGTTTAGATTGTCTTGCAGCAATATTGAATGTGCTTTCAGTCTCGATATCACCCATACAGGAGAAGATGCTAGTACCGGTGTCGAGAGTTAACTGTACGTCTTCGTCTTCTTTATTGCTTCTACAAAGTGTGCCTAGCGTTTCGAAGTCTGGTTTTGCAGTATATTTTAAGAACATTGTAAATGCTTCGAGTAATAATTTTTTCATATCGTCCCTATCTTTTTGCATTATATGCATTAGCTCTTTTATTATATTCGTCTGAAAGTTTAAGGAATTCGCTTAATTTTTGTTTGTAGATTTTATCCCGTTCTTTAACAACAGGGCCAGCTTTGGCTGTTGCATCAAGTATATCCTTAACACTGCCGCCTGGTAGTTTAGCTATAATAACGTCGGTTTCATCTGAGTAGTTTTCAATACGAATTTTCATTCTTCTGATTTTAGTTAGTAATTTTTTTAGTGATTTATATTCTTCTGATACTGGTTGAGCTGGCGAAGAGTTCTTAACTACAGATTCATTATGTTTATCCATTAACTCATTGTATATTTCAACGCGTTTTTCATAAGCAAATTTTCTAGCTTTGAACATTTCTAAAAACTCAGCATGTTCTGATTCAGATCGCTTCTCTACTGGCTTGTCGCCGATTATGACGTCCATACCTGTTGGAGAATGTAAAGATCCAGTAAATTGTAATGATTTAAGTTCTTTGCGTTCTTTTCTTAGATACTTTGCTTCTATTTTTAATTCTTTAAATGTCATGGTATTTCCTTAATGTAATCGTGAATGTGGTTGAGGGTCTGAGTATTTGTACATGATGTCATCAAATTCAAGAACATTAAGTTCTTTAAAAGATTTTATACTGTAGTCTGAAGTGATTTCGCAACATACATCATCATATGAAGATCCTTCATAGAAATTGCATAGCATTTCTTCAATTTCTTTAACCATTTCAGGAGTAATTAAGAAGATCTTATACTTTTCAGCATCTAGTATTCTTAAATTATGTTTACAGTTTTCATAATCAGCATTAAATGCAGTTATTTGATACTTATAGTCAGATATTCGTTCTTCAAGATTGCGTATATTTAAATACCTAGCTCGAACTGATTTAACATGTTCTTGCATGCACTCAAACCAAAGTGTTTTTTTCATTTCTTTTGAGATCATAATATTCCCCATAAAATAAGACTTTATACTGCTACTAACTATATTATTATACATTACATAAGTGTGAATGTAAAATGGGTCGAGATAGATGTTTTTTATATCCAAGCCAATCAGGAAGACTAATCCACCCATCATTTTTATAATATGTGCTAGGAGTACTTGGTATACACGATGGTCTTTTTGTATTGTTCCATTTAGACCATTCTTTTTGACCGACTAGGCTTTGTTTATGCATAAACTTGCGAGCTTTTTTAAATGGAAGAAATGGGGATCTTTTATAGCCAAGCCACAATTCTAAGCCACTCCAGCCTTTGTCTTTATAAAAAACATTAGGATTAGAAGGAATAAATTTAGGCCTTTTGCTGTTTTTCCATTTATCCCATTCTTTTCTGTTATTTAAATTTTGCTTATGCATAAATTTTGTAGCTTCTTCGAAGCTTAACAATTGAAACCGTTTATATCCCAACCAATCTTCTAATCCATTCCACCCATTATCTTTATAAACTCTAAGTGGAGTAGAAGGAATATATGTAGGTCTTTTTGTTTTACTCCATTGCATCCATTCTTCTTGGCTTCTTAAATTTTGCTTATGCATAAATTCACGAGCTTCTTTAAACGGAAGGAAGTTTGTATTTTTTGCCATATATTTAACCATAAAATAAGACTTTATACTGCTACTAACTATATTATTATACGTTACATAAGTGTGTATGTCAACAGGATATGTAATAAATATGAAAGAAGTTATTTACGAATGAGCTACTTTGATATAAAGTGGGGGCCAGTAATCGAATTAAAGACAAAAAAATAAAGGGCTCAACTGCAATGAATCACCCTCTACCTTTTACCATTTATCAAAACCCAAAGGTTATAACACCAAAGTTTATAACGCCAAAGGCATTTGATGAATAAAGCATACAACATCCCTATCTCAAGTCAAGAAGAATTATTAAATATATTTTTAAGAAAAAGACAAACTGCACATATCTGGTTTTACGACCCGTCTCCAAGCATCGATTTATATAAGAAGCCCAAGAAATACATTGCCAGATTGTCAACTGCCTCTCAAAGGATACTCAACGAGCTGATTCGTTTAAGCAAGTTTCATCGCGCATTGTATCCATCACAATCTTTCATTGGAAGACAACTTGGATACACTCGTGAGTATGTTAATAAACAGATCAAGATACTTGAGAAGATGGGACTCGTATTTAGTAACTATCGACACATGAATACCAGTATCTATCGACTGGCTAAATTGTTCACCACGAAACGTATCAAAAAGAAATTAGGCACTCTTCTACCAGCCCTGCTAATCGGGGCTTTCAGCTTGTTCACACAATATAAGATAATATCTTCTCCTATCCCCTCTTTATGTAATATAGAAAGCTACTCTTATCTTACTAAAGACACGCATGCGCGTGCACACTCGTGTGCAAGGCAAGACCACCCAAAAAGTAAAACCAACGAGGTAATAAGAAAGACAAATCTAATGACAATTCCGTATGACCAACAAGCCACCGTTGACGCAATTAAACAAATTAAGTCACTTAAACTTACAAGAGCAGGCAAGATCTACCTTTCCAGATACAATTCCCATGCTATAATCGATACAGACAGGAGGATAAGAGCTAAAAAAGGGGGGATTGTTGACCCATTCGCTTATTTTGAAGCATCCTGTAATCGTATATGCAAAGATTTAAATATGGGACTCGATAACTCATTGCTCGAGAAAGCGTATCTTTCCGAGGCAATTAGCTCCAGCGATCCCATGCTCGAGGAGAATAAGATTTTTACGGAAAGTTATTACGATAGACCTGACGCCGGCGCCCGCGCTATCTATGTATCACCAGCAGGGCCTCAATACCAAGCGCTGCTAGACGAACGCGAAAAATGTATATCAATGCTCAATAGCCCGTTCAACGAAGCTCACGCCATGATATGCTCAGAAGAATCTTACTATAAATGGGCTAAGAAGAAGTTTGATGAAGTTGAACTAAAAATAGAGAACTTTAAAGATGCAACGAATAGTTAATATCGCCATACCCGGCAAACCAATCCCACTTAAACGACCCAGGTTCGGTAAAACACACGTCTACGATTCTCAAGCAGATCTTAAGGAAGACCTTTACTGGGAAATCCGTCAGCAAATCCAGCGACTACCATCAACTTACGACGAATTCACAAACCCCCTCGTCTATTCCACCTTTAAAGGGTTTGTAGAAATCCAGTACACGTTTTTCATGCCAATTCCTAAAAGCAAAAGCAAAGTAAAGAGAGAAGCTTTACTAAATACACCTCATAAGTGTAAACCTGATACCGACAATCTAATTAAGCTATACAACGACGTCTGCGTAGCGCTACTATATCATGATGATGCACAGATTTATAAACTAAGCGCAACGAAATTATACTCAGATAATCCACGTACCGAGATGGTCATAACTTACGGAGAATACCGTGTCTGATAATAAATCTATCAAGGATAGCATACTCGAAAAACCCGCGCAAAAAATACCGTACGGATCGTATAAAGACATATTTACGGGGGAAGAAAAGCTGACTGGACCCTTGTTTTTTGCAGAACTTGCTAGGAAATATTTACTTTGGGCTCGTGACGATAAAACAGCAATAAAAGTATCACAATTTCCTTACCTGCACGGCATCGATGACCGACTTTTTGAAGGATGGATTAGAGATAAAGACATAATGAAAGAGGCCAATCGAAACGTAATTAAACTACTCGGCAATCGCCGGGAACTTGGAGCAATGATTGGAGTCTACAAAGAAGGAATGACACTCAAGAATCTACACAAATACGATCCATCATGGCTAGACGCAGAAAAAGATCACGCTAAAGTCAGCGCAGAAGCAACCACCAACGCTGTAGACAAGTCAGACATCGCACAAATATTCAAGGACGCTCTCTATAAAGCCAAGGGTGACAAAGAAAGCCCACTATGGGAAGATACCGAATCTAACCCATCAAAAAATACACCATAATCTAGTTGACATGGTCGCATATGTAACCTAAGCTAGTAATAGTTTGGTAATACCGATACAAAGGGAGATTATGTCAAACATACACGGCATGTTTTTTTCGCTTTCGTATAAGAAGCTCACGTTATCGTGGGTTATTTCTATTAATAAGGAAGTGTTTGCTGATCCAGAGACTCGCGAAATAGTGCTTGAGCCATTGTGTTCAGTTTTAAAGGCTTGGGGTCTGGATACTGAGCTATACGGTCAGATTGTATGCAAGTTAAATTGGCGCGAGGTTCCAGTTACAGATGAGGTTGTTGCTTACGTATGGTGTGATGGAAAGTCATATGATCTTCCTGTCCAGTTTCCTACCTTTGAGGGTATTCATTCTACGTTATTACATTTACTTGATGTTGTGCATGAGGACATACTATTGAAGCATGACTCTTAGGATTGTTTTTTTTATGGGTCTTGTCTTAGGAATACTTTTGATCATTGATAGTATTTTGCTTACAGAATATAAGTTGATACTGAGAGATAGCTTCATAGTAGTAGAAGGTCTTTCGGATAGAATTGGAGAAGACAATTTAGATATAACACATTTGTTTACATAACAATGAAGGGGGGCATTATCGCGTAACCTTGAACATAAACCCAATATATATTTAACGCGGGAAGAGATGCGCATTTGAATAACGCAATTAGTTTAAAATTTATTAATAATGACAGATAATATCTATAGAGCTAATCCCCGTGTATCCTTCCCGCTATTTTATGGATCATGTGATAGTCAACGATACAGATAGATAGGCGAGCCAGATCCACTCGCCGCCAATTATTTCGTCCGATTGGTAATGTTCGGCTGATATGAGGCAGACAATGAAAGATAATAAAGAAACAGACGAAAAGCACTATATAAGATCTCAGTTTATCGGTTATCCATTAATCGATGTTCTTGAAAAAGATCCAAAGCTATGGGTAGAGATTATGGATCAAGTCATGGATGCACCACATCTTAAAGATCTTAAAGAAAAAATTAAAGAAACAGTTTAACGCTGGCGTAGCTCAGTTGGTAGAGCAGTTGATTTGTAATCAACAGGTCGCGGGTTCGAATCCAGTCGCCAGCTCCATTTAAGGGAAGATTGATGGAAGAAGTTTTAGAGGGGAATTAATGGATGAATTTGATTTCAAAGCAATTGTTACAATTGTTCTTGTTTTAATAGCAACGTTTTGTTTAGGTATGGGCGCTATGAAGTGTTTACCTGCGTACAAGTGCGGTATGGCAAAAGCAAGAGTTATGAATGCGATGGCTGATAAGAGTGACTTTAAGAATGATAAGTTACTTGCTTTGTTAAGTTAAAGCAGAAGAACCAAAGGAAGACTGATGGTAGATGAAGAATCTACGCCAATAGAAGATGGTTTGCCGCTTACAGGGCATTCGTCCATAGAGATTGATACATTAAGAAAACTATGGGATTTGAAGAAAAAACAATTGAAAGCCGAAGACTATGTTTGTGGAAGATGCGGAAGTACTAAGTGTGTTTTTTTAGACCCGTGTCTTGAATTGATATGTCTTGCGTGTGCGTACGACTAATGCTGGCGTAGCTCAGTTGGTAGAGCAGTTGATTTGTAATCAACAGGTCGCGGGTTCGATCCCCGCTAGTCCCGCCACTTAACCAAAGAAAGATAGATATGAACACTAACTATATACTTATGGGTGTGATAATTATGTTGTTAATAATTGGTTATTTTGTTGGTGATAGATTTAGTGGACTGCCTTGGCGATGAGTAGATTTAAGAATCCAATACTTTGGAGAAAACTTACAAATAGACGTATACGGGTAAAGCTTAGCAGATTCTTACTGACGGCGCCCCTACCTGCAAATTTATTAGGTATTAGAATTCCTAAGCCTCATATGTCAGTTAATCCAGGAGGTGTTTTGCGCATGAGACGATATGAAATTTGATATTGCTTAAGTAACCAAAGGAAGATGAATGAAGTTAACTGCCACCGCGTACGACTCAGATAACAAAGAAATAGAGCTTATTTGTGATACATGTGGTTGTAAAGAGTGTGGTATTACAATATATCAGGGCATTGATTCAATGGCAATGCAATGTGATAAGTGTTCGGGTACAGATTACGAAGCAAAGTTTATGTATATTCCACCAAAGGAGAACTAATGTTTTGTTGTAAGAGTAGCGCTTTTAGATAGTATAAACTTCCCTTGGGACAATAAAGATAGTTATAAGGCGGAGTTTGCACGGCTGCTAAAATGAAAGCACTAGAAGATAAAGTAGCTGGTGAATATGCCGACTTTAAGAACTCAAGCAATGAGGAAGATTGATGGAAACAGGTATTAAATTCATTGTTCATTTAAATGACGTTTGTATTTCATGGAACGCGTTTATGAATACAGAAAAAGAATTTAATTCTTTAGAATATCTTAAGGAACTGTATGAAATTATTCCTATAAATATTCTAAAAAGTATTTTTAAAAATCTAAATGAATATAGTCTATCGGTAAGACTTGATCTAGAGGGAGAGACTGGAGGGGAAAGGTGGGACAGTTATATTGGTGGAACTTATAAAGCTTTTATTTGTTCTGTAGAAGACTTTGCATTTGAATTATACAGATACGGAAAACAGGATGATGAGCGAGAAAACAAACCAAAGGAAGATTAAATGAGACAAGATTATATAGACAGACTTACTGGTGTAGCGCTTACAACTGCATATGTTGTTGGATTAGCTACTGCCATTCTGTGCCTTACATTTATTGGGGGCTGTTCAGTTATATGTATTCGTGAAGCAAGGGCAGAACTTGAGGTAACAAAAGCCAAGGCGTTGTTTATTGAAAAGCAATCAGACAATAAGAATGCCAACTTGCGCGGTGTTCTTTTAGCGTTAACAAAAGCTAAATAAGGAAGACTGATGGGAAGACTACCAACGATAACTGAATTAATTACTGAAGATCCTATTTCGTTACATCTTAGATTAGATGCAGAGGAAGAAGAAGAAGAGTATAGGGACACTGTGCACATATCGATCTCATTTGGAGAAATTTCATTAGATGTTTACTTTGAGCGTGATATGGAGAAGCCATTTAATTTTGAAGGCATGTATGCAGAGCTTTTTAAGCAGATACCGGAAGATGCAATTGTCTCACTTTTAGATAAATACGCACCAAGAGACTATGTTGTTAATGCGTATACAGAAACATGCGGAGAGGTAGACGATAATGGTTCATCTGAAGATGCTCCAAAAGATGCGACTTTAAGAGAACGATGTAAGCTAGCGTTTAAAAACTTACATAGTGAAATTGTCAGATGGAGAAAAATATTAAGTAAGGCAGACTAATGTTTGATTTTTGGCGTAAGTCCAAGGACGTTAAGCGTGACTACGATCAAGATTGTGATGAAGGGCATCATAAGAAAAGCAAAAGACAAGAATTAGATGAGTTTGAGCGTGAACTGCTACGGGGTTGGTGTTCCAAAAAGCACTCAGGAGAAGAGGATAAGAAATGAACGTTGAACTCCTTATTAACTTTACTATTTTAGGGGTCTTGTCTGTTTCTTTGTTATTTACAACATTGATTATGTTTAAGACCTGGAAGGACTGACTGATGATTCTATTTTACACTTTTACTAGGAAGACAAATGAAGAATAATAATTTAGATGATTTCGGTGAAATACTGGAACACAAAGAGGCGTTTCTAACTAAGTACAAAGAGTCATTAAAGAAGTACTTTGATGATGAGATTGCTCGGTTAAAGAAGCGTGAAGAAGAGCATATTCAAGATCTATTTCGTTTTAATGATAAGGAGTGGCGCCTAACAAAAAACGAAGAAGCGCTGGATAAAGATCGTGAATCGTTTCTTAAAGACCTCGAAGAGTTTCATGAAAAGAAGCGTAAGTTAACAATCAAGCAGCTTATGTACGACGAAAGACGCAAGTTTCTACCTTATTATGGAACATTAAAGAGACTTATACTTATTACGGTACTTGTATTATCATTTCAAAATGCTGCTATTTACCTTTGGAAGCTGTTCTTTAAATAAAAATAAAAGGAGAACTAATGTACATTATTTTAATTTCATCTGCATTCGCTATTTGTTGTAATATAGCACTTTTTATAGCCTTTGATTGGCTATGTAAGAAGGTTTACTCTCTTAAAAGAGAAGTCCACAACTTGGAGTTCGACAAAGTAACTAATTTTAATAATTTTACAAGTATGAGCAATCAGGCGCGTTTAGAACGTGAAGAACTGCGTAGAGATGTTCAGAAGGTTTATTCTGAACTAGAAAAAGAACGTGAAGAGCGAAAAGAAATTCGTGAGGATATTCGTAGCTTCCAGAAGATCAAGTCAAATTCCAGTCTCATGTTCGAGCCTGTCTTTGTTGAGTCACTTAAGAAGTTCCAAGATGATTACGTTTTAAAGATTGCTAAACTCAGTGACGCTGTAGATATGAAGATTGATAGCACTTTTAAACACCTACTATTAAGGCATGAAGAAGAAACATTAATGATGAAGACTCAATTTGAGGAAGCTAAACGTTTACTTGCTTTGTTTAAGAAGAATGCTGTACGCGAGCTTTCTGAAAAGCAACCAAGTCGTGACAAATAGTCACAAGTTGGCATAAAACATTTCTATCTGTTCAATAATCTTGCTATAAGTTAGCAACAACTTTAGAATAATATCAAAGTGTCAATTCTATTGCTGTTATTAACTTAACCTATAAGGGAGCGAGATATGCTTTTTCCAGAATTAGGTACTGAGTTCTACGAGGAAAACGATAACTCTGTACTCGCTATGATGTCCCAGGCGTATCGAGATTCGATTACTGTGAATCAGGGTTTTTGGGAAGAGGCTCAAATTGACACTCGTTTCGAGGCAGGCGATCAAGCAATTTGGAATGATATGTACGGTAAGATTCCCGCATATCAGTTAAAGCAATTCAACTTCAACCGTATCAGACGTGTTATTAATATGGTGAGTGGGTGGCAACGTCGCAATCGTAAATCAACCATCGTTAGTCCAATAGAAAACGGAGATATGGAGACGGCAGATCAGTTTACTAAGCTTATGATGTGGGCTAATCAGCAAGAAGGCGTCTTGGATACTGTTTCAGATGCGTTTCATGGTGCACTTGTTACCGGTCTTAATGTCATGCAAGTATGGGTCGATTACCGATCAGATCCAGTATCAGGAAACATTAGAGTCGATAATTGTGCTTACAATACATTTCTCATAGATCCATTTTTTAAGAAAAAAGACTTTGCTGATTGTAACCATATTTGGAAACGATCATTCCTCACACGTAAAGAATGCGTATCATTATTGCCAGATAGCAAAGACAAGATCATGACATTACCGGTTAAGAACAACCGTGATGACAAATTCAACTACATGCCTGAATCGTATAATAATGGCACTAAGAACTTAATGTCATACGATGAGTTCTTCTACCGTGATTATCGCGACCAGCGCATTCTAATTGACTCTGAAACTGGTGAAACAATGGAATGGCGTGGCGATGATGAGCAACTTCGAGCCTATTTAAGCAAATTTCCTCGTGTTACGACTTCTAAAACAGAAATTCCTACAGTTAAACTAGCTATCGTTGTTAATGGCATGGTTATGTATGATGGCCCTAATCCAATGGGCATTGATAAATATCCGTTTGTTCCAGTGTTTGGTTACTTCAATCCACAAATGGAAGATTACCGTTGGCGTATTCAAGGCATGACTCGTGGCCTTCGCGATAGTCAGTTCCTCTATAACAGACGTAAAGCAATTGAGCTCGACATCTTAGAGTCTCAAGTTAACTCAGGCTTTAAATACAAAGTAGATTCTCTTGTAAACCTTGATGATGTGCATCGTTTCGGGCAAGGCATTGGTATTGCTATCAAACAGACTGCGCAAATGACTGACGTTGAAAAGATTGCTCCAGCACAAGTTCCACCTTCGATGATGCAACTCTCTGAGCTTTTAGGCAAAGAGATTCAAGAAATTTCAGGTGTTAATGAAGAGCTTCTCGGTACAGCTACAGATGATAAAGCTGGTGTACTAGCAATGCTTCGTCAAGGTGGCGGACTGACAACCCTTCAAATTTTACTCGATCAACTAGATCACTCTCAAAAGTTACTTGGTGGTATTATGCTTGATGTCTTTCAATCTAACTTCACACCTGGGAAAGTTCAGCGTATTATTGCCGATCAGCCAAGCCCACAATTCTACAATAAGGCTTTTGGTAAATATGATGCAGCAGTTGAAGAAGGTATTAATACAACGACTCAACGTCAGATGCAATTTGCCCAACTTCTTCACCTTAAAGAAATCGGCATGCCTATTCCTGACAAGGTTATCCTATCTGCTTCAACCGTTCAGAACAAAAAAGAACTTATTGATGCAGTTGAAGAAGTTACTAATCAAGCTCAACAAGCTCAACAAATGCAGCTTCAAGTTCAAATGCAAGAAGCTAAATCAAAGTCTAACCTTTCAGATGCACAAGCACAATCGCATATCGGACTTGGTATCGAACGCGTCAGTCGTGTTAAAGAAAATGAAGCGTTTGCAATTGAACGTAGAGCAGAAGCAAGAAAAGATTCGGCACAAGGTATGCTTAACATTGTTAAAGCAATTCAAGAGATTGACGACATCGATCTTGGTCAACTCGAAAAAATGTTATCACTTGCAAGAGTCTTGAATGTTCAAGGTAAACTTGATGAACAAGATGCAAAAGATTCAACAATGGGTGTAGTTGCTCAAACCTCGCAGCAAATAACGCCTCAACAAGGTTCTACAGCTCAGCAAATTGGTTAGAGGTTTAAAACCTGGTAGTGTAAAACATTACCGTTTCCAAGAAAGGCCAAAGATGGCAAAGAAATTCTATAGCGACGAAGGCATGTTGAGTGGTAAAGGCGGAAATGCTGGATTACCTTCAGAAACAGTAATTAAATCATATGACAGCGTCAGCAAATCATTGAACATCACTGTTAAAGATGGCGTTGCAGAATATGACAAACAACAATCTGAAG